ATATTGGGGAAGTGGGTGTACAGGACACTCACACAGATTAGGAATGCGATACATAAGAAATAGGCATAATATTAACGCTTGGTTTGAAGTAGGATGTACGAGGTTAATGGAAGCGGTAGAATATCTTCCAACAGGAAGAATAGCTGATTGGTGTCAAGGCTTCTTGGAAGTTACTTTTAAAATAGATGGCGACAAGGTTTTATTCTTTGCACAACCTCACGCTATTATTGATTATAAATGTGTTTATAACGGTGTTTTATATGGAGAATAAAGAAGAAGAAATATTTGATGTAACTGATGGCGAGATTTTAGAGGAACTTAAATTCTTTGTTTATTTTCTTTTTGAATTAGAGGAAAAAAGTTTACTTTTATTCCCAAGTTACAAAACCTTGACACAAGCAAGGTTAATTAAAATGATTGAAACACGATTAGACTTTTTAGATTATGACCAAGAGGGAGATGTTAGTTGAAAAATTAAAAGAATTATACAACCAAATAGAAATAGTAAGAAGAGAATTAATAACCGAAACCAATAAAGAAAAACTAAAAGAAAAACAAAATGAAAACAATTGGAGAAATAAATAAAATTGAAAATTGCGAATGCGATACAATTTGTCCCAACTGCACTGAGAAGCACTGCTTAAAACCTATTGATTTAACAGGTTCGGATATAGCTGATATAGTTACAAAGCCTAAATACTACAAAGTAGAAATTAAAGGAGTGCCTGTGGATGTAATTGATATTGCAAATGCTTACAATTTGTCTTTTATGAAAGGTAACGCAATTAAGTATATTTTAAGAGCAGGTAAAAAAGATTTATTGGTCCAGGACTTAAAGAAAGCTATTGAGTGTTTAAATAGGGAGATAGAGTATGAAGCCGGTAAGTAGGATAATTACTTTATTTTGGTTAAATTTGCGAAAGGATAATAATATATCTTTAAATTATGGCAAAGAAATCAAAAGAAATAAGCGAAGACTTAAAAGAAGTAATTGAGGTAAACCCCTTAACTATATCCGAGTGCTGCAAGGCTGAATACATATCTTCAGGTACTAAAGTATATTGCTCAAAATGCAAGGCAGACTGCCGTTTAGAAAGACAAAAGAAACTTATTAAATTATGGAGTCCAAAAGCGTAATAATCCTATTGGTAGTAATTTTACTATCTTCTTCTTGTAAGTCTAAAAAGCTGGTAGAAACTACAAAGGTGGATTCCGTTATAACTATTGTCCAAAAGGTAGAATTAGCTACCGATTCAAGCGATATTGAAACTACTGAAGAAATAGCTTATATTTTTGATACATTAGTAAACCATCAGGTTACACCTTTAGAAGCTATTAGAGGCGATTACAAGCACAAACTAAAGGCAATCCATATAAAGAGACACATTAAGGAAAGAAAGCGCTTACAAAGCCTTAAAATCGATAAGAAAGAAAACAAGGCTATAAAGGTGGATAAGACTGTCATCCAGGAAGAGAAGCCAAAAAATAACACTACTTTATTCTTAATATTGGGTATTGCTATCGCAGTTTACCTAATTCTAAAAAAACTATAAAAATAATTTCTTTGATTATCAGTTAGTTAAGATTTACTTTAGCACTTTAGTAAAATAATGTTTGCAGATATAATTTTAATTAAGACATTTGTGGACCAAACAATAAGAAATGATTTACAAAAAACAACAAGCAGCAGAGATCAAGGCTTTAGAAGTCGGGGATACTCTAAATGTAGATGAGCGAGAAGGTAATCGAATCCGAGCCTTACTGGCATACTACAAAAAATTCAACGGCAAGACTTATTCTTGCAAAGGTCAAATCGAAAACACTTTAACAATCACCAGAACAAAATGAAAAAGTTACAAAACCCAATCATCACAGAAATCGAAGTTGTTGAAACTACTAACTTTGAGAATTATTATGTCGAGTACACTGACAAGTTTATTGTTTATCACCACACTTTTCAATTCTTAGAATTAAGAGCTTGGATTATTGATAACTACGATACTTCAAGAGGTCAAGTTAAAATCGAAATGCAACCTACAAATATGGAAACGGCAGAAAATCCGATCTACTTTACACAAGAAATTGACGAGTTTATTAGAGAAAACTACGAGGAAATCATTTTAGAGATGCTTACTCAGCCAACTTTAGCTTGTCAATCTTATTTAGGTACTGCACTTTATAACATTTGTCGCCCAAGATAATGAGCATTATAACGGTCCATAAGTTCATAAATAATCCGCCGAAGGAAAGTAAGCTGGATAAATTAGTCAGACTTTACAGACAGACTTTAGAAGATGGTAATTATTGCAAATCAGTTCAAGCTATGTACCTTATCAATCGTCTTAAAGAGGCTGAAATACAAAAGATTACAAGTGATTACGAACACCACTTGGCTAAGCAAATAATTAAAAATAATTATCTCAATTTAATCAAATAATTGTATCTTTAAAAACCAAAACAAGATTATGTCATTATTAAATATTCAATCAGAATTAAAAGCACCTAAGAATCAGTATAATTCTTTTGGTAAGTATAAGTATCGTTCTACGGAAGATATTTTAGAAGCCTTAAAGCCTTTGTTGTTAA